TTTGGTTTGTCGTGAGCTTAACCTCGATTGGAGTCCTTCTTTGGATCGGCTCCGTAAAGCCACTATAAGCTGGGTGATGCAGCCTCTCAAGGCTAACAACCCTAATAAATATCTGAACAAAAAATTCTGGCTGGATAGTAGTGATCGTCTGATGTATGAAGGTAAAGCTCCTGAGCTTTCCGATACCAAGCGGGCACGTATGCCAGCGTTCTTTGAACATGCAAACCCTAACCTCCCTCAATACGCTTAACCTTCTGACTGTTGAAAAGTTGTTGGCTGAGCTAGAGGATCTTTATCCACCAATCAACCCTACTCCTGACACTCCGCTTAACCAGATCATGTATCGGTCTGGTCAAGCAAGTGTTGTGGAGTGGATTCGTACACGTCTTACACAAGAGGATTAACATTATGTGTGGAGGAGGAGCCGCTAGGCGCGAACACCACCGCCAACAAGAACAAATGCGAGCAGAAACTGCTCAACGTAACATCATTGAACAAGCTGAACGTGATCGCCAAGCTGAACAAGCTCGTATGCAGCAGCTGCAGGCTGAAGCAGACAAGCGTCAACAAGAAGCTTTGAAAATGATTGCTGAAAGTTCTAAAGTACCTTTCAAAGTTAAAACGGCTGCTGAAGCTACAACTCCCCTTATGCGTACACGTCAGAAAGCTCCTGGAGCTGCAACTGGTATTGCATCACTTCGTATCAATCGTACCCCTGGCACTAACATTGACATGGGTGCAAGCGGAACTAACATTGGTTAATTAGATGGACGCTAAATCAAGGTACGATCATCTAAGTAGCTACCGTACTAACTTTCTCCAAACTGCGGTTGAATGCTCTGAGCTTACAATTCCTTATCTCATCCAGCGTGATGAGCATAGGATTTCCCACAAGTCCCTTAAACAACCTTGGCAATCAGTAGGTGCTAAGTCAGTAGTTACATTGGCAGCTAAGCTTATGCTTGCACTGCTTCCCCCACAAACTACTTTCTTTAAGCTTCAAATTCGTGATGATAAGCTAGGCACTGATTTGCCTGCTGAGATCCGTTCTGAGCTTGACCTAAGCTTTGCCAAGATTGAGCGAATGGTAATGGACTCTATCGCTGCTTCCAGTGATCGTGTCGTTGTTCACCAAGCCATCAAACATCTTGTTGTTGGTGGTAACGCTCTTATCTACATGGGTAAGGATGGGTTGAAGCACTATCCATTAAACCGCTATGTGGTTGAACGTGATGGTAATGGTAACGTAATTGAGATCGTCACCAAAGAACTGATTAATAAAAAGCTTCTTCCTAAAGAGCTTCAAGAGAAACCTCATCAAGTCAATGATCGTAACTACGCTTACGAAGATGACGTAGAGGTTTATACTCACGTACGTCTTGACAACAACCGTTGGTTGTGGCATCAAGAAGCGTACGGTAAAAAGATTCAAGGTACAGAAGGTAAAGCTCCGAAGGATGCTAACCCTTGGCTAGTCCTTCGTTTCAACTCTGTTGATGGTGAGAACTACGGACGAGGTAGAGTCGAAGAATTTCTGGGTGATCTCAAGTCACTTGATGCACTCTCTCAGGCACTCGTAGAAGGCTCTGCAGCAGCCGCTAAGGTCGTCTTCGTGGTATCACCCTCAAGCACGACTAAACCCCAGACCATCGCCCAAGCAGGCAACGGTGCGATCGTTCAAGGACGGCCTGATGACATTGGTGTTATCCAAGTGGGTAAGACCGCTGACTTCAGTACTGCAGCTAATCTTGCTGCAACTCTTGAGCGTAGAATCTCTGAGGCATTCCTGATTCTTTCTGTAAGGCAATCAGAACGCACTACAGCTGAAGAGGTTCGCCTTACTCAACTCGAACTCGAACAATCCTTGGGGGGACTATTCTCCCTGTTGACTGTTGAGTTCCTTATTCCTTACCTTAACCGTAAGCTATTGGTCCTCCAACGTTCAGGTGAACTTCCCCGGATCCCTAAAGATCTTGTGAACCCAACCATCGTTGCTGGTATCAATGCTCTTGGTAGAGGACAAGATCGTGAATCTCTTACCACCTTCATTGCAACAATCTCTCAGGCACTTGGTCCTGAGGCAATGATGCAGTATATCAATGCAGATGAAGCTATCAAACGCTTGGCAGCTGCACAAGGTATTGATGTATTGAATCTTGTTAAGTCGATGGATCAACGTCAACAGGAGCGTCAAGGGGCTATGGCACAGCAGCAACAGATGCTGCAAATGCAACAGATGCCCGATATGCTTAAAGCTCCTATCGCTGACCCATCCAAGAACCCCAACGCGGAAGATGCCATTGCTCAATACCTTGGTACTCAATCCGCTCCACCAATGCAATAAAATTTTATGTCTGAAATTCTAAGCTTTGATCCCACCCCCGATGCAGAAGTAATGTCTTCCATCGAATCCGATGAAGCTGAATCTCTTGCTATCGGCAAAGAGTTGATGGAACAACATGAAGGCATGTTGGCTGGTAAATATAAAAATGCTGAAGAGCTTGAACGAGCTTATATGGAGCTTGAAAAGAAGCTTGGAGGTAATCGTGAAGAGTCTGCAGAAGAATCTTACGATGATGAACCAGTTGAAGAATCTGAAGAGAGTGAAGATTACAGTGCCTTGTCCGACTTATTTGCCATTGCTGGTGATGAGTATTCAGAGACAGGGGAACTGAGTGCTGAAACTCTTGAAGCTTTTTCCCAAATGTCATCTCAAGATTTGGTGCAAGCCTATTTTGAAATGCAAGCTCAACAACCCTCTCAATCTGGTAGGGAGTTGAGCAACGAAGAAGTTAACCAACTTCAAAACATGGTAGGCGGTCAAGCCGCTTACAATCAGTTGACCAGTTGGGCAGCTGAAAACTTTAGCGAAGGAGAAATTGAAGCTTTTGATTCTCTTATTGAATCGGGCAACACCAACGCTATTCAGCTTGCACTGCAAGCATTATACTATCGTTACACTGATGCTGTGGGAGTAGAAGGAGAAATGCTGAGCGGTAAGCCAGCACGTTCACAAGATGTATTCCGTAGTCAAGCTGAACTTATTCAAGCTATGGCTGATCGGCGCTACGACCAAGACCCTGCCTACCGTCAAGATGTGATTGATAAACTTGCACGCTCTGATCTTGAGTTTTGATAGTATGTATCCTGATCACAATTATTCCGTTCCACATAATGAACGTGCTGAACAGCTCAATGGTCGCCTGGCTATGCTTGGCATCGTGGCTGCTTTGGGTGCTTACGCACTGACTGGTCAAATTATTCCTGGTATCTGGTAATGCCTCTTAAGAAAGGTAAATCCGATAAAGCTGTCTCCTCTAACATCAGTAAACTTAAGGGTGAAGGCTACCCACAAAAACAAGCGGTAGCCATTGCACTTAGCAAAGCTGGTAAATCTAAAAAGAAAAAGTAATGGCTAAACAAGGTCTCTACGCAAACATCCATGCCAAGCGGAAACGCATTGAAGAAGGCAGTGGTGAAAAGATGAGGAAGCCTGGCTCTGCTGGTGCTCCTACTGCTAAGCAATTCAAGCAAGCAGCTAAGACTGCCAAGAAGAAATAGGCTCCGCAAAAGACGCATTGAAACGTCCGCAAACGACGCAACAAGTCCCGTCATTACTGCGAGTGTTTTGACGGGACAACGAGCGTTTCGCTACGCTCAACTGAAGAAGTAAGCAATATAAAAGTTCTTTGCTAATTTCTCATGATTCCTATTCTAACTACTCTGTCGGTGATCACCAGTTGGTATGGTCCTGGCTTCCACGGAAACCTCACCGCTAACGGTGAACGATACAATCAAAACGGCCTTACTGCAGCGCACAAGACACTCCCCTTCGGTACTAAACTAAAAGTTTGTTATCGTGGGTGTGCCGTTGTTCGGGTCAATGATCGCGGTCCCTATGCTTATGATAGGGGTTTAGATCTCAGTAAAGGTGCGGCTGATGCAATCGGTCTCACTAACTCTGGAGTTGGAAGGGTAAAAGTAACCCGTCTTAACTAACTTCAAATGAATACTACAATCGCGGATACCGCATGGATGGCTGGACTCTTTGAGGGCGAAGGGTCTATCTCCATTAGTCAGAAAAAAGGTTATTGCTACCTTCAGTTAGTCAGTACAGATCACGATGTTTTACTTAAATTCGCTCGTCTTGCTGATTGTATAAACAACAAAATTACGTATTGCCCGCGTCGGCCTCATCAAAATAAAGACGCTTGGAAATGGCAAGTAGGGAACAAACAAGATGTTACTCGATTGCTAAATTTAATGCTTCCATATTTGGGTGACCGTCGTGCCCATAAGGCATTAGATGTTTTCGATTACTACGATGAACGCAACTCTCGCTCTTCCTCAGAAGAGTTCAAACATCTGGGATAAATACCTTGGATGGATTACATCCACTAACAACCGTCTTTATGTGGGACACTTCGGTGTTCTAATGATTCCCTGTTTACTCGCAGCAGCTACTTGCTTTATTCTGGCTTTCATTGCTGCTCCTCCTACGGACATTGATGGCATCCGCGAGCCTGTATCTGGGTCTCTTCTCTATGGAAACAACATCATATCGGGAGCCGTCATTCCGAGCAGCAATGCCATCGGACTACACTTCTACCCAATTTGGGAAGCTGGTTCACTTGATGAATGGCTCTACAACGGGGGTCCGTTCCAACTCACAGTCTTCCACTTCCTCATTGGCATCTATGCTTACATGGGACGAGAGTGGGAACTTAGCTATCGACTAGGGATGCGTCCCTGGATCTTCGTTGCTTACTCTGCTCCGGTTGCAGCTGCTACTGCAGTGTTCCTCATCTACCCCTTCGGTCAAGGATCTTTCTCCGATGCAATGCCTCTCGGTATCTCCGGCACGTTTAATTACATGCTGGTCTTCCAAGCTGAACACAATATCCTCATGCATCCTTTCCACATGTTGGGAGTTGCTGGTGTATTTGGGGGTAGCTTGTTTAGTGCTATGCACGGTAGCCTTGTCACGTCTTCTCTTATCCGTGAAACCACTGAGGAAATCTCTCAGAATTATGGTTACAAGTTTGGACAAGAAGAAGAAACTTACAACATCGTAGCGGCACATGGCTACTTCGGGCGTCTTATCTTCCAGTATGCGAGCTTTAACAATAGCCGCAGCCTTCACTTTTTTCTGGCTGCTTGGCCTGTTGTTGGTATCTGGTTCGCTGCTCTTGGCGTGTCTACGATGGCTTTCAATCTTAACGGCTTTAATTTTAACCAGTCCCTTATTGATAACCAGGGACATGTTGTGGATACTTGGGCAGACATTCTTAACAAAGCCAACCTCGGCTTTGAAGTCATGCACGAAAGAAACGCTCACAACTTCCCTCTGGACCTTGCTGCTGCTGAGACAACTCCAGTCGCCTTGGTGGCTCCAGTCATCGGCTGATTATGTCACACCAATCCTCTAAGCTTCAAGCCTTTGTAACTCGTTACACTCCTGAGCCTGAAGTAAAAGAAGAAGAACCACAAACTGAAGAAGAACAAACTCAGGAAGAAACTGAGTGAATCGTTAGGGGAGCACCTCAGAGTCGGACTCCCCTTTCATTGGCTGAGGCCGGTACGCCGATACCCTTAGCCGTTGACAGTCGGAAAGACGACAACACAATATGGCTACACAATTTTTTTCTCAAACGTTTGAGAGCAAGTAACAAACTTCTTTCTCTCTATCAATGGCACATCAAACTTCCTCTTTGACCACGAGCCTGACTCGTCCTGGTCAATCTAATGGTGCGGGTGATGCCCGTGCTCTGTATCTCACCCTCTTTTCTGGTGAGATGTTCAAAGGTTTCCAGTACGAGTCGATTGCTCGTGATCTGGTTATGAAGCGTACCCTGAAGAACGGCAAGTCTCTGCAGTTCATCTACACGGGTCGCACCACTGCCGAGTTCCATACTCCTGGCAACGCTATCCTGGGTAACAGCGATGCTGCACCTCCGGTGGCTGAGAAGACCATCACCTGTGATGACCTTCTGATTTCTTCGGCTTTTGTGTATGAGCTTGACGAAGTACTGGCTCACTACGATCTGCGTTCGGAGATCTCTCGCAAGATCGGTTATGCTCTTGCTGAGAAGTATGACCGCTACATCTTCCGTGCTATCGCTCGCGGTGCACGTAAGGCTAGCCCCATCACCAAAGCCAGCTTCGTTGAGCCTGGTGGTACCCAAATCCGCGTTGGTTCTTCTGCCAACGATTCGGATGCTTTTGATTCCACTGCTCTGGTTAATGCGTTCTATGACGCTGCAGCCGCTATGGATGAGAAAGGTGTCAGCAGCGACGGTCGTGTGGGTGTTCTGAACCCCCGCCAGTACTACGCTCTGATCCAAGCCATCGGTTCTAACGGTCTCGTGAACCGCGATGTTCAAGGTGATTCCCTGCAAAAGGGTAACGGCATCATTGAGATTGCCGGTATCAAGATCTACAAGTCCATGAACATCCCCTTCCTGGGCAACTATGGTACCAAGTACGGCGGTACTACCGGTGAGACTTCTCCTGGTAACGTTGGTAGCTTCGTGGGTCCTGCCCTGGAGAACGCTGACGGTGCTGTGACCGGTATCAAGAACGACTACGGTACCGCTGCTGAAGTTGGTACCAAGTCCTGTGGTCTGATCTTCCAGAAGGAAGCTGCTGGTGTGGTTGAGGCAATTGGTCCTCAAGTGCAAGTGACCAGCGGTGACGTGTCGGTGATCTACCAGGGTGACGTTATCCTTGGCCGTCTGGCTATGGGTGCTGATTACCTGAACCCTGCTGCAGCTGTTGAGCTGTATGTGGGCGCTACTGCACCTTCTGAGTTCTGATTCTTTTCGTACTCAACATTGGGGATCCTTCGGGGTCCCCTTTTTTTTAATTTCTGATAGGTACTATGCCCTTTCCTACTTATGCTGTGTCCACCGAACTGGATGCTGTTAATCAAATACTAAGCTCTGTGGGACAGGCTCCTGTCACCACGCTGGATCTACAGAACCCCGAAGTATCCATTGTTCTGAATACTCTTAGAGAAATCAATCGTCAAGTTCAATCTGAAGGTTGGATCTTTAACACAGAACGGGACTACGAGATGGTTCCAGATTCAATCACTAATCAAATTTTATATCCGTACAATGTCCTTCAAATGGATGCTAATGTCGAACATCATAAAAATGAGTTTGATTTAGTACGCCGTGATGGAAAGTTGTATGACCGTCTTCATCATACATTTACTTTTACTGAACCTGTTCACGTTGATCTGACCTGGTACTTTGATTTCACTGATGTACCCCCTGCTATTCAAACGTACATCACTGCTCGTGCTGCTCGTATGTGTGCCACCAAGTTAATTGGTGATCAAGAGATCAACAAACTCCTTGCTGAACAAGAAGTCTATACCCGTGCTGCAGCCATTGAATATGAATGCAACCAAGGGGATTACTCGATGTTTGGTTTTAAGGATGGTCAGAATTACTACACAAGTTATCAACCTTATCAAGCTTTGATGCGATGAGTACCATTTCCCAGAGAATCCCAAACCTTTTTCTTGGTATCTCTCAACAACCTGATAGCAGGAAGTTTCCTGGACAAGTCAGAGATGCAGTGAATACCTTGCCTGACTTTGCGTTGGGTATGTTGAAGCGTCCTGGTGGTGAATACATTGAGTCGTTGACAAACGCTGCCACTACTGGTCGTTGGTTTTCGATTCTTAGGGATCAGGATGAGAAATACGTTGCTCAATATGCAAACAATGTATTTCGTATTTGGAGCCTATCAGATGGTTCCCCCCGTGCTGTTAACATGGGTAGTAATACAGGTGTTCCTGGTACGTGTGTTATTGCAGATGTAAAAACTACACTTGCTAATTACAATGCAGCAGTAAACGTCAGGAAAACTAGGCTTACAGAACTTCATACCGCTCAATCTAATTACGCTGAAGCTCTTGCCGGACAGAATGCCACTACAGAAGAATTGTTTGATGTAAAGTACAATTACATTCCTTCTGCTACACCAAACACTTTTTACGAAGTTTACCTGTATTCAGGTATCACAAAAAATGCTGATGGGGTTTATGTAGTTAAGAACGCTGACACAGTGGTGTCTACAAGCGTCTCCTTGCCCGCTGGATATACTCTTGGTACCGAACGTACCGATGAGCATCCAAAGCTTGCTGCAGAGGGTTACAGAGTCTTTACAGCGATTCATACGGTAGCAGCTACACACACTGCTGGTCAACTGGCTACTGCCTTGGCTGCAATGAATAATGCTCAGACCAACTACAGTAACGCTGTAGCTGATGAAGCAACCAAGCTTGGTCTTTACAACACTGAAGTTAATGACTGTGCTATCACTACTGTTCCTGCTAATGCTTATCTCAAAGATGCTGACCCTGAGGACATTGAAGTTCTAACGCTTAATGATTACACATTTGTATTAAACAAAGCTAAAACAGTCCAAATGGATGCAGCAACTACCACTGCTGCTCTTCCTCATCAAGCTTTTGTTGTTCTTAGTATTGTTGGCACTGGTCACTATCAAATTAAGCTTGATGGCACTCTTCGTGGTTCTTATAATGCTGGTTCAGGTGGTGATGTAGATCAGATTCTTAGTGACCTTGTTGGTGATATTAATGGTCAAACTTTTGGTGGTAAAACTTACACTGCTGTAAGAGTTGGTGCTGGTATTTACATTAGTTGTACTGCTGCCTTTACCATTGAAGTTGTAGGCGGTCCATCACAAGATGCAATGTATGCTTTCCAAGAAACTGTTGCAACGGTTTCCGCTTTGCCTAGCCAAGCTAAAGATGGTTATGTAGTCAAAGTTGTCAACTCTGGTGATGTGGAAGTTGATGATATGTGGCTTAAATTTAACTCTTCTTCCGGTGCTACTTATGGTGTAGGTACATGGGAAGAAACGGTTGGACCTGGAATTACATATAGGTTTGATCCCCTCACCATGCCTCACCAATTGGTCCGGCAAACTGATGGCTCCTTTACTTATGGACCAGTAACTTGGGATGAAAGATTGATTGGTGATCTTACTACTAATCCCAATCCTAGTTTTGTCGGTACAACTATTCGTCACATGTTCTTGTATAGGAACCGCCTTGGGTTCTTGTCCAATGAAACCGTGACAATGAGTAGAGCAGGTGACCTGTTCAACTTCTTTAACACTACCGCTCTTACTGCTACAGATGATGACCCGATTGATATTTCGGCATCAACCGCTAAGCCAGTTACTTTGAATTATGTCCGACCTACTGCTGTTGGTCTGATTCTATTTGGTAACACTGAACAATTCTTGCTAAGCACTGACTCTGACATTTTGAGTCCTAAGACGGCAAAGATTAACACTATGTCGTCGTATGAGTGTGAGGCTGATATTGAAGCTGTATCAACCGGTATCTCTACTAACTTTATTGCTAAAACACCTCTTTATACTAAACTCTTTAACCTTGTAGATATTAGGAACGATAGTCCTCCTCTTGCTGAGGAACTAACCTATAACATCCCTGAACTTATTCCAAGCACAATTGACAGCCTTATCTCGTCTGCAGCTGCATCCATTATTTCTCTTGGAACTATTGGGAACAGCACTATTTATCAATACCGTTTTTTACAGCTTAGTGAAAAGCGTGTTCAGTCTTGGTATAAGTGGACTTTAACTGGTACGTTACTTGATCAATTCTTTGACCAAAGTACTTACTATGCAATTGTTGCTAATGGAACTGAAGTTGAAGTTCAAGCATTTAATCTTCGTCAATCTAGTGATGAAGGGTTTTTGACTCTTCCTACTGGTGAGAAAACTGATGTGTTTTTGGATTACTGGTCCATTAACCCTTATCGTACCTATGACTCCAACGCTGATACTACTCGCATTTTTCTTCCGTATGAAACTGCAAGCGGTAAAACTTTTGTAGTTGTAGCTCTTGGTGGGTACATCGGTGGTAGCAACGCTACTTCAAGTCAATCCGTTGGTGCTGTATTAGAACCAACTGTAGCAGGTACAGCAGGTGCTTACTATGCAGACATTGCTGGAGACTATCGTGGACGTGATCTGATTATTGGATACCAGTATGAAATGTCTCTGGAACTCCCTAAATTTTACATCACTAAAAGTGAAGGAAGTTATGTAAGCAGTGATCAAACTGCTGATCTTATTCTTCATCGAATCAACGTTGCTACAGGTCTTAGCGGTCCTGTAACTTATGAAATTGATTTGACTGGTATTCCAACGTGGGAGAATGTAGTGTCTACTACTTTACCTAATACCTACGTTTTAAACAACGTTAATCTTTCTGCTGATTCTGTACACGTTGTCCCTATTTATCAACGTAACAAAAACACTGCTATCCGAATTATTGGAGATACTCCATTTCCTGTGAGTCTTTTAGACATGACGTGGGAAGGTAAGTATAGCAATCGTTTCTACCGAGGATCTTAATTTATGAGCAATTCCACCTCAGGCTTTAAAGTAAGACCTGCTGCTTTAGAAGATGTACCTGTGATAGCTAAAGACTTATTGGAAGAAGGTGTAGCTGATTTCTTTAGAGCTGGTATCAATCCAGTTCTTTGTATGTCGTATGATGTACTCGAAAGTAAAACCTTCTTTCTAATTAGTCCTGACGACAAACCTGCTGCGTTGTTTGGTGTAACTGCTGAAGGGTGTGTATGGATGAACATGACACATGAAGTCCGTAAGCACCCCAAAGCTTTTATCAAATGGGCAAGAGAGTTTGTAAAGACCTTGGGACCAGTTCTTTGGAACCGAGTAGATATTCAGAACAATAATCTAAGAAAGTTCTTGAAGCTCATTGGTTTCAAGGTTATCAACGTCGTGCTATGCGACACACGAAACATCTATTATGTGGAATTTGCAAAGGTAAATTATGGTAGCATTTGAACCAGTAAGCGCCAGTATTATGGGCGCACTGTCTATTGGACAGTCATTGTTTGGAGCTAGCCAAGAAAGCCGCCAACGGCAACAACAGTATCAACAAGAAAAGGATAGAGTTCTACGTGAGAACCAATTAAATGCCAAGTTGATTGCTGCTTCTAACAAGCGCACTGCTGACATTTATGGTTATCAAACTGGACGCTTTGCTCAAAACCTTGGATTCATTCAAGAAGACTTTGCTCGTGCTGGTGAAGATCTGCAACGTGAATTAGGTCAAGCGTTTGCTCAATCTGCTTATTCTCGTCAAGGTCAATTAGCAGCATTGTCACAAGCTGTTGGATTTAACCGTGCAGCTTTTGAAGGTAGTAGCCGTTCACGCCAACGTGCTGATGTTCTTGGAACACTTGGTACGTTTGGTCGCAATGCTGCCATGGAAGCTGAAAGGCTTGCAGGTGTTGTTGGTCAAACAGGTAGAAGCCGTCAAGCACTTGGTCGGCAAGCTACTCAATCCGTTTTCAATGCTTATGGAGATCTTGGTATTCTTCCTGAGCTTCAACAGTTTACTGCAGCAGCTATGCCCAGTCAACCATTCAGTCCTAATGCAGGATTGACAATTATGAATGCATTGGTTGGCGGTGCTTCTACTGCTATGTCTGTTGGTCGAACAATGGCAAAAGGTTAAACTATGGCACTATCTAAAGAACTACAACTACAACAAGGCTATCAAAGCCCGATAGAACGCCAAGGGTTCAATCCTCTTCAATTAACCGATCAGACTGACCAACTTGAGCGTAACAAACAAGTTGAGCTTTCTAACATCAAAGCTGAGGGTGATGCACTTAACGAAACAGCTAAACTTCAAGATCTTGCTAACCGTTTAAACCTTGAAGAAGGTTCTCGGATGGTTCAGTTCTCTGAGACCCTGGGTAAAGTCGTTCAAGCTGGTGTAGAGATGTACGCCGAAGCTGGCATGGAACGAGGCATGAATAAAGCCTTGGAAGCCGGTGCTACATTTGAAGAGTGGCAAGAGTACACTGAAACCCTTAACCGTGCTAAGCTTGGTGATGCAGCAATGCAAATCACAGCTAACGATGCACTTGCTAAAGGCGAACCATTTGAAGTTGCTAACCTGTACAAAAAACTCGGTCATTATGAAAAGATCGGGTTCACCCGTGCAATGGCTAAGCAAGCTGGTGATGCTTACAAACCTTGGCTTGAAGATCAACTTCAAAACAACAACACTCTTCAAATTCGTTTGAAGGATGGTACTGTTTTCACTCCATCTGAAGCTAAAGGTGATCCAGTCAGAACCGCCCAAGCTGTTCGTGCACTCAACTCTGAGTTCTACAAACAATATGGTCTTGTAGGTGTTAACACCACTCTTCTTAATGAACATGCTTTCCCGTCTATGCGGAAAGCAAGGACTGATGTTATTGGTGAAGCTCGTTTTGAGTTTGCTCAGAATGAATCGTTTAAGACCCGTGAGCTTGCAGATGCAGAACTGCTAGTCGATAACGACCCACTAGCTTGGGTTCGTCGTATGTCTGCGACTGTTGATGCACGGGGTAATCATCTTGGATTGCGTGGTGCTTGGTCAGAGTTCTGGAAGCATCTGGGTAACCTAGATAAAGCAGGTGAATTATCGCTTGAACGCTATAACAACATTAAAAATACTGTAGATCCTGAATCTGGAACTGCTGTCGGTACTCGTTGGAAAACTCAATTTCTAGCCTTTGACAAAGAGCGTGCTGCTAATGCACGTGCTAACTTTGCTGCTGATGAAGCTGACCGTGAAATGCTCGCCAAACAAGGTGAGCAACAACTAGAAGAGTATTTCCGTAATAACCCTGATGAAGCCACTGAGGCTAACATCAAAGGTGCACAACAACAATACTTTGATAAGTACGGCAAAGAAAGCTCTTATCTTAAACAACTAGAATCTACTTACGGTATTGATGCTAAAGCTGAGCAAGAGTTGAATGATAGGTTTGAAAAGCTTGCTGAGCAGAACCTTCTCACTACTGAGATGGTTGCACAAGCCCCTTGGAAAACACAAACCAAGTGGATGGATGCAGCTAAGAAACAAGAAGCTTCTAGGTCTACTACTGGTCAATTTAAAACTCAACTCAAAGCCATTGAGAACCACGTTAAAACTAATCCTCGTGTGAAGGTTTCTCCAGATGGTTCTGCTAGTGGCATGGCTACTCTTGTGATTGGTGAGCTTCAAGCTAAGTTTAACCGTAAGGTTTCTGAGTATGTAGCAACTGGAGAGCTAAACGCTGCTCAAGCTGCTAACCAAGCCGTTACTGAAGTAATGGCTGAGTTTGATGCTGGTGGTCGTTATGCCATTGATAAAAATGGTAACTTCTCTAGCTTTAGTCTTGGCAACGCTAAAACCTCTGCTGCTATCAATGGAAAGCTAAAGAAGATTAACGATTCATTTCTTGGAGGAGGTAAAGCTTCTCTTAACAAGAAACCTGGTCTTATCTTCAACGCTGCAGAACTAACTGCAATTGAAGATGGTTACGGTGAACCCGGTTGGAAGATACCTTTTGAGGCTCAATACTGGGGATCTAAATTAGGTATTACCGGTCTTGAAGTTATCAATCGTCAACGTGATGCTGCAGGTATGCGTCCGTTAGCTGTTCCTCAATCTTTGGAAATAGCTAATACAACCATGTCCACTCAGATGCAGTCACTGCTCAATCGTCTACCGACGTATAACCGCTCTGTACGGGCTCTGAGCAGCATGGGAAGCTTCCAGCCAGCAGTTGTACCTAAAGGCTTCGGAAGCACCATACAGAAGGCTGCAGCGGCCAATGGCATTGATCCTGCTATCCTTACTGGTATTCTTGAAGTTGAATCGAGTTGGCGTGATGATGTTATTTACGGTAGAACTCGGTCTAGTGCGGGTGCTAGAGGTATCGCTCAAATCATGCCAGAGTATCATCCTGGTGTAAACTATGACGATCCTGTAGCGAGCATTAACTATGCAGCCAAACACCTTAAGGGTTTGATTGCGGCTACCGGTGGTGATGTTAATCGTGCTATTCAAGCCTACAACAGTGGTCTTGGCGGCATTGGTAAATCTCAAGAGAACAGGGATTATCTTCCCAAGGTTCTCAAATCTGCTGCTAAGTACGGCTACGGCTCTGCTTGGCGTGATCCTGCAACTATGCGTCCTTCCGTTGTCTATAAGATCGGAAGTCTTGGGTATGGATCTACGGGTCCTCACCTTGATTTGAAACGTGTTGATAGAGGTACTATTACTACTACTGGTTTCTCCAAGATTCAACCGACTGAGGTTGATAGCTTTGTAGAAGTTAATGTAAATGGTAAGTGGAAATCTCTTTCTAAAGGCACAAAAATTACTGATGATGAAGCACGTCACCGCTCACGTGCATCATTCGGTATTGATTATGCAGCACCATCTGGTACGCCAGTGAGGCTGAAAAATGGAGCTAAAGTTGTCGATACATTCAAAGGTGATGAAGGTACCGACCATCTCATTATTGAACTTCCCGACGGCAGACGCTTTCAATTCTTACACGGTACAAAAGTATAACAATGTACAATCCTTACGAGGAGTTCAACGCTAAGGATGAGCCTTTGAGCGATGACATTAAAAATCAATTGCTTCAAGATAAGGCTCAATCCGAACAAACTGTTCAAATTATGCAAGCAGCCGAACAACAGGCTGCTTCTGCAACTCCTGCTGCTAAACCTGGTACGCCTAGTCAGCAGCAACAAGCTAAACCTGAAGCTAAAGAAGAAGAGTCTACTAGCATTATTCCACAAGATGTGGGACAAGCTGCTCGTAACATCTTTGAAGGTGGTCTGGCTGCCCCAACCGGTATGGTTGACTGGGCAGTAGATCTTTACAATGTTCTTCCTACTCCTGATCTTCCTAAGATCCCTAAGTTTAAGAATGAGTTGTTCCAAGCTGCACGGGAAATCTCTTCTGTTGTACTTCCTACTGTTCTAATCACTCGTGGTCTTGGTGGTGCAGCGTCTGCTGCTAACGCTAAGGTTAAGTGGGAACTTGGTAAGAATGCACTGGTTAAGTGGTTAGGTGAAGCTGGTATTGCAGCTGGTTCTGGTGCTTTTGTTGATGCTACCAATAAACTCAACGAAACCGACGACAACCTTCAGGGGACACTTAAAAAGATGTTCCCCAAAACCTTTAGCTGGATCTCTGATGACTGGGCAACCGTTGACGGTGACTCACCTGATGTGATCCGTGCTAAGAACGTTAATGAAGGTGTTGGTCTTGGTATCTTCACTGATTTTCTGGTTGGTGCTGGTAAACTGATTCGTGCTACTCTTAAAACAAAAGAAGCTACTAGCTTTATTCCTTTAGATGAAAGAGCTGTTAACTTTAAAAGGCAGCATGAAACAGGAGCAGTAACCGTTGAAGATGAAGTTCTTGAATCTGCTGGTCGTCGGGAAGAGGCTCTTGATGAACGTGGAGTCTACGGAGAAGTCACTGGTAAACTTGGCCCCTATCTCGGTACACATAATGCTTTTGACATTGATGAAGAAGGTATCCGTGGTGTGGACTCGATGGGAGTCGTCGGCGCTGGCATTGACCAAGTACGGATTTCTAGAAATTATGGAACTGTTTATGGACGACTTCGTAATTTCATGTCTGAAACTGCTGCAAAGTATGTTCTTAGAACCGCTGATCCTTCTAAGTTCGATGAAGTAGACCAGGCACTTAAAGATTCTTTTACTTCTGCTGGTAAATACAAAGTGATGCTGGGTGATGAAGCCACCATCACAACAGCTGATGTGATTGCAGAAGGTGATCGCCTTAGTAAGATTCTGTTGGATCCTCGTATGGATGTAACGGAAATGCAAAAGGTTTTTAAAGAGTTTTCTAGTGTTGTTGATGGTGTCGAACGGATTGCTGTTGATACCAAAGGTGACATTGCTTTTACTGCTTCGTTGCAGGCTCTTCGTACTTTACGGGATGAGTACATTAACTTGGATACCGTTCGTGTTCAAGGTTATCTAGCTACGTCTCTTGGTGGTCAAATTGCTGACCTTGCAGAAGGTGCACGTTTGATGGATGGTACCGGTGCTATTGAACGAGCACAAGAACAGATCCTTGATAAGATTGAATACCTTACTGTTGTCCAAGGTCGCGCTAAGCAACTTCGTGGTCAAGGTCTGAATAGCCTTAAGCAAATCTACGCTCACCTTAACGAGAAAGATTTTGGTAAGGTTCAACAGATGGTTGAAAGCTTCAACGAAACTAAGAAAGCTACCGATCAAGAAATCATTGATCGTGCTAAGCGTACTGTCGATACCCTTCGTCAAGTATCTAAGGAGCGTCCTGAATACCTTAAGCCATTGCAAATGGCATGGGAGTTTACGGATGGCAACATTGATACCATGTCTAAGCTGAACAGGTACGTGGATCAAACTCTTGGGGATTGGTTCCCTAAGTTCTTTGTTGATGGTAATCCAGAACTACCTAACGTCATTGTTCAGGGTATGTGGAGTAACATCTACAACTCTGTTCTTACCTCTGTTTCTACTCCATTAAAAGCTGGTTTTGCTAACGCTGCTTTGTTGCTTGAGAAGCCTATTGCTGTTCTTGGTGGTGCTGCTATTGCTGGTGACGTTAAGACTTTAAAGCGTGGTTGGTATCAATACTCCGCATTTGCTGATACTCTACAAAAGGGTCTGAAGCACATGACTGATGTTTACCGTAAAGCGGCTACTGACCCAACTTCTGTTGGATACATCATGCGTGATGACCTTGTGCAGAAAAACGAAGCAACAATGGACATTCTTCATTCGTATGCTTTGGCGTCTCAGCAACGTGGTAATGATGGTCCAATGGCTTTGTACAACAAAGCAGAAGCACTTAACGATTTAGCAAACCACCCGTGGCTTCGTTTTGGTCCAAACATGATGACAGCTTTTGACGGTTTTGCACGGGCTATGATTGCCAATGCTGAAGCACGTGGTCGCATCTACGACAAGTTTATTGATGGTGGTCGAAAGCTTGATGCTGATGGCATGAAAAAAGCTTTGGATGATCAATACAATGAAATGTTTGATTCGACTGGTATGATCACCAACAAAGCTGTTGATTATGCTAGCCGTGAAATTGCTATGAACCTTGACAGTCCTGCTGTTGATGGTTTGTCTAACCTTATTAACCAGTACCCGGCTATGAAGCCGTTCCTGATGTTTCCACGCACGAGTGTGAACATTTTGGATATGGCTAATAAGCACAGTCCGTGGTCCTTCTTTGCTAAGGAATACAACGAGATTGCTTACAAACCTCTTAGCAACTTTACTGTTGATGAAGTCCAAGAGATTCTCACCAAGCGTGGTCTACCCGTTGATGAGAATATGATGGATACCTTTAACACTCTTCGTGCAGAAGTTCGTGGTCGTAAGGCTATTGGTACTATCACCATGTTTGCAGCAGGGGCTATGTTCCTTAATGGTAACCTTCGTGGTAGTGGTCATTTCGATAAAGAACGTAATCGTGTTCGTCAAGAACTTGGCTGGAAACCTCGTACTTACAAAGGGTGGGACGGTAAATGGTACAGCTACGATGGTCTTGGGCCTATCGCTGATTTCCTGTCTTTGACTGCCGATGTAATGGATAACTTTGATTCCATTACTGAGAATGATCTTGCAACAACAATCAATAAACTTGGTTTCTTACTAGGAGCAACGATTACCAACAGGTCTATGCTTGCTGGTATTGAGCCTATGAACGATGTTCTTCGTGGTGATCCTGCTGCATTGAATCGTTGGGCAGCTTCTTTTGCTTCTTCTCTTGCTCCGTTGTCCGGTGCGCGTAATGAACTGGGTCGCCTTATGGCACCTTCTTTGCGTGAGTTGGATATGGAGTTCACTCAACTTCTTCGTAACCGTAACAAGTTCTTGGATGTTGTTGATTCCAAAGGTGCATTGCCTGATAAGCATGACTGGATTGACGGTACTAAAGTTGGTTACCCTGAGAACTTCTTTGTACGGGCATGGAATGCTGTGTCTCCTATGAAAGTGTACGAAGGTCAATCTGCTGAACGTCAGTTCCTGCTTGACATTGAATATGACTCACGGCCTAGCTTCAACAAGAGCACCAAAGGTGTTGAATACACTCCTAAAGAGCGTTCTGAGCTGTTCTCCTTGATGGGTCAACAAGGTTACTTTAAGCGTGAACTTCAACGCATCATGCAAGATACTAACGCTAAAACTTGGCGTGAATCTATTAAGACTGAACGTGGTAACGGTTCCCGTATTGATCCTAACCAATGGATGAACCTGTATCGCCAGATTGACGTTGCTCTTGACCGTGCTAAGCGATTGGCTGAAGTACAATTAAGCAACCGTGATGAAGTAATGCGTCGTCAGTACGAACAAGGTCTTGATAAAGCATATCAACAGCGTGGTGTTTCCATACTTGAATGGAAAAACAAATAGTCTAATCCACCCATTCCCAATTACTTACTAGCGTAAATGGCTGTAACTGAAAACACTTATACAGGGAATGGTTCAACCACTTCCTATGCATTCACTTTCCAATACATTGATGAAGATGACATTAAGGTAAGTCTTAATGGCACTCTGACAACTGCATACACTCTTGCCAACGCTACAACTGTCCTGTTTAATACGGCTCCGGCTAACGGAGTCGCTATTAGAATTTATCGGGACACTAATGTTGACAGCTTGAAGGCTACATTCTTTGCTGGTTCTGCTATTCGTGCTCAGGACTTGAATGAAGACTTCTTGCAGAACAACTATGCTGTTCAAGAAATTAAGAATAACACTTGGGATAACGATACCCAAACCATCCACAGCACGGAAGCTTGGGTCAGCTCTGATTCCCAGATTGCTACAACCGCTGCCATTGATGCACGGTTCCAAGATGAACTTACTGAGACCATTACCTCTGCTGAGGTTTGGCCGGATAATGACGATACGGTTGCAACGACTGCTGCTATCGACAACCGAGTGGATAGTAAGATTGACGCTGCTATCACTGGTGATATTGGCACCGATGGTACTGGCATTACCGTTACTAATGATGGCGATGGCACTATTACCCTTGGTTTGGGTGCTGGACTTATAGATCTTGATCGTATCAAAGCATCTGATATTGTCACCAGTGCTGAAGTTTGGGCTAATGATGACGCGACGATTGCCACTACGGCAAAGATCGACGACATGATTGATGCTGCCATTACTGGTGACATTGCAACGGATGGTACTGGTATCACTGTTACCAATGATGGTGACGGTACGATCACCCTTGGTCTTGCATCAAACTCGATTGATTTCGATCGAATTAAAGATGCAGACATTATTACCTATGCAGAACAGAATGCTGGTTCTCCGGCTCCGGCAGATACCAACATCTTTACTGCTAGTGCTGCTGCTCGTCGTTTTGATACCATTGTCCAAACCGCTACTCCTACAGGTTCTAACTGGGAAGTAGGTAAAACTTGGTTCCAGAATGATGCTGATAAAACACTTTCTGTTTGGAATGGTAGTGGTTGGATTGGTATTAGTTCTGGTGGTACGTTTACCAGCCAAACTAAAGTTGTTTATGTTGATGCAGCTAATGGTGATAATGCCAATGATGGTCACCGTATTAGCCGTCCTAAGCAAACAATTAAAGCTGCTATTGAACAGATCAACGCTGAAGTTTCTACTTCAATCAGCAACGGTGGTTCCGGTTATGTGACTGGAACTTACACCAATGTTCCGTTGACTGGAGGTTCTGGCACTGGACTTCAAGCTAACATTACTGTTGTTGGCGGTGTTGTTACTGTTGCCACTGTTACCAGTGTGGCTACTCTTCAAGAGTATTCAATTGGTGATGTTTTGTCTGCAAGTAACACTAATCTTGGTGGTACTGGTTCTGGCTTCCAATTGACTGTTGGCGGTACTGGTGATGGACAAGTTGTTGTAGTTGCTCCTGGTGTCTATCAAGAAGTTGCGCCCATTCAGATCAAGCGCCGTGATGTTTCGGTGATTGGTCAAGCTCTACGCAGCTGTGTGGTGCATCCTACTGCTGCAACTGAAACCAATAACTTGTTTGAAGTTAACAGCGGTTCTTACCTTGCTAACTTGACCTTTACTGGTCTTAAAGCATCTGGTACTCGTGGTGATGTGGGTTCTATTGACCCTGATGCTACGTTTGGTCTTCCTCCCAACCAAGGTTGGAACGTTGCATTCTACAATGATGCAACTATTATCAAATCTCCGTACATTCAAAATTGTACGAACTTCTCCGACAGTGAGATTGATAACAGCAACCTGAATGCTAACCGTCCTGCTGGTGGTTCTGCTGGTGATACCGACTCTGCACCGACTGGTGGTGGCATTATTGTTGATGGTGATGTTCCGTCCATTAACTCACCGCTTCGTTCTATTGTTTGTGACAGCTATACCCACGTCGGTCTTGATGGTCCTGCCATTCTTGTTACCAATAACGGTTATTGCCAAGCTACTAGCTCCTATGCTTTCTTTACTCATTATCACATCAAGTGTCTGAATGGCGGTCAGGCTAACCTTGCTGCTTCAACTTCTGACTTTGGTCGGTATTCCTTGATTGCTGATGGTCGTTCGGTTGATCCGGTCTTTACTGCAGCTCTTAGTACTAATGCTGCTGATGGTGCTACTACCTTTACCATTGGTGCACCTACCGCAGATCCTTCTTGGCATGGTGATGCAACCCGTCCTCAACCCAATATGCTGGTTGAGCTGAATGGTGTTGAGTATCCAATCCTTTCTGCTGTTGCTAATGGTGCTGGATGGGATGTGACAATTAGCCGTCCAGATCCTGTTAATCGTAGTGTTAACCTGGGTCTTAATGGTGCTGTAACGACTCCTGCTACTGCTGAGTTCTTCCTTCGTTCCATGATTGCTTCTAGTGGTCACACGATGGAGTATGTCGGTTCTGGTACCAACTATAACGCCCTTCCTGAAAATGGTGGTGTTCCTGTTGAAGCCAACCAACGTGTTGAGTTGAACAACGGTGCTATTTGGACTGCTATCACGGATCATAACGGTAAATTCAGTGTTGGTGATTTCTTTGAAGTAGATCAACAGCTTGGCTTTGTTACCATTCCGTCTGGTTCTATTGCGTTTGATGTGGCGTCGGATGCTACTCCTCAACTTGGTGGTAACCTTGATGTTCTTAACCGGACTATCTCTAGCAGTACTGGTAACGTTGTTATTGCTGATCAACTTGATGTTAATAGCAACAAGATTATTAACGTTACAGATCCTACCTCTGCTCAAGATGCAGCTACAAAGAACTATGTAGATACTACAACTGTTTCTTTGGCTGGCGATACCATGACTGGTGCTCTGGGGATTACCTCAGGCTCTGCTGGTTCTCCTTCACTGTTTATCTCTGGCGACACCAACACCGGCATTTACTCACCTGGCGCAGACCAAGTAGCCATCTCGACTAATGGCACTGGGCGGTTGTTTGTTAATGCGAGTGGCAACATCGGCGTCAGTGAAGCCAGTCCTTTGCAGCCTTTGCACGTTGCAGGAAACATATACACTGCCAACGATTATATGTCGCGCAATGGCGGCGGCATTTTCTTAAGTGGCAGCGGATCCTATGCGACCGGAATGTTTAACTCATCCGGAGCACTTGTATTTAAGACTGGTGATGTTGAGCGACTCAGAATTGACTCCAGTGGCCGCTTAGGTCTGGGGACTAGTAGCCCTAACAGCTTGCTGCATATTGCAGGCAATAACGGAATCCGTTTTGGCGCTGGCGGAACCCCCGAAGCAGAAATTAATTACACATCCGCTGGATCAGAATTTCTTGATTTGAAATGCAGAGGAACTAATAACACTGTTGGCAACATTCGGTTTTTTACAGGAAATACGTCAAGCGCAGCCGTTGAGGCAATGCGTATTGATAACCAGCAACGAGTAGGGATTGGCTCTACTGCGCCTAGCTACGCATTAGATGTTTCTGCAACTGGTTCCACAATCTCGTCAGCATTTAGGACGGATCAAAGTGAAAACTGGGTTGCACTTAAGGACTCTGGTACAACAATCGGTCACGTGCGCCTTGGCTCAGCATCTGGTGCCATGCTGTTTTATGCAGGCAACAGCGAAAGAGGCCGGTTCGATAGTTCAGGTCGTTTTTTAGTTGGCACGTCTTCTGCTGCTACCACGGATAACGATGCCAACAGCCCTTACTTTCAATTAGAAGGCACTGCTGGAGATCCATCACGCCTCTTGGTGAGAGGCAACATGGGAACCACTGCCAATAATGGTCCTGTTATTTACATTTCTCGTAGCAGAGGAACAACTGCTAACTCTAAAACTTCAGTTGCTCAAGAAGATTTGTTGGGCAGCATTATTTTTGAAGGTACAGACGGTACAGCCGATAGGAGAGCTGCAAGCATTGCCGCCTGGGTAGATGCTGCCCCTGGCACTAACGACATGCCAGGCCGCCTAGTGTTCTCCACTACCGCCGATGGAGCGAGCAGCCCGACGGAGCGGATGAGGATTACGCAAGAGGGTTACATCAGATTTAATACTACAGGAGATCCGAATACTGCTGGCAATTTTGGAGCGCAGATTGGATTTAACAGTCAAAATTACTGGAGGTCTAGAAGTAGTGGCACAGGCTCCTATGGCCACCTGGCTTTTTACAATGACAATGGAGTTGTTGGCGGCATTTCTACATCTGGAACTTCTACTTCCTTTAACACCTCCTCTGACTACCGTCTCAAGGATAACGTTGTCCCACTGTCAGACGCTGTTGCTCGTGTCAATCAACTGAAACCCAGCCGTTTCAACTTCATTGCCGACCCCACTAACACGGTTGACGGCTTCATCGCCCACGAAGCTCAGGCCGTTGTCCCCGAGTGCGTTACCGGCACCAAGGATGAGGTGGATGCAGATGGAAACCCGATCTACCAAGGCATCGACCAATCCAAGCTGGTGCCGCTGCTGACGGCTGCGCTGCAGGAAGCTCTTCAAAAGATCGCAGATCTTGAAGGTCGCCTCACCGCTGCAGGCTTGTAGTCCTACTCACTAAAGGGGCTTGACAGGCTGGTCTAGGGGGTGTACCATTCGTGCATCCCCTTCAAACATCCTAGTCATGACCCTCACCCTGATGAACGCCTGGGACCAATTCGTCGATGAGCGTTCAATTTCGCTTGCAGCCACGAGTCTTACGTCTG